ATAGAAATTACCTTTTCCATCAGTAAAAGTACCTTTTAATATACTATTAACTAATGTTTCAAACTGTACTTGATCGACTTCTCCAGTAGGCTCATGTTTTAATGCTCTAATATTTTGAGCTATATTTTGTTTAGTTTGATTAACACGATCCTCATTTTCTAATTTATTCCTTTCTAATGTACCCCAAGCTCTATACTGAGCTAGTATTCTTCTACCACCTTTTGATCTTGCATCTATACCAAGATGATCAAGATGCATATAACCAGCATCTTCAAAATGATCAACAACTGTGCCTTTAGTCCAACCTAATGAACCTTCAGTAAAACCTAATGCTTTCTTATCTTTTTCCGATTTTGTGTCTAGATCATTTATAAATGATTTTACATTCTGTACATAGAAATTCTTATTCTTCTTCATTATATCAAGAATTTCTGAGCTAAAGAGTACATTATCTTTACCTTGGAAATTCCTAATAAATAAATCCCATGCTTCAGGGCTTGCTACCTTATTTTGTTCTTTTAACCAATTTTTATATAACTTTGTTCTAACTTCATTAGCTTCTTTATCTGCTAAATCAAATAAACCTGCCTTTTCGTAGGCTTTATTTAGTCCTTTGAATTCTAAATATTCATTAAATTCATAAACTCCTCCTACAAGCTTTTTAATGTTTTCTAAACTCTTAGGTGCAAAAGGTCCGTATTTTGCTTCCCACTCTGCATAATCTTTCTTTAGTTTAGCTTCACCTTTAAGTCTTCCTACATCTCTATCAGCTTTGATAGCTAAAGCCTCGTACTGACGGTCTCTTATGGCTTGTGCTAGCTTCTGTTTTTCTATTAAGACGCCTTGTTCAAATTTTGCTTTATTAGCTTGACTACTAATCTTAGATTGATCAGCTTCCCACTGTTGTTGTCTGGAAAGCTTTACAGCATCACTACGTCTTTTAGCATCAGCTTGTATTTCGTATCTACTTTGTTGTAGACCTTGACCTATAGGCGAAAAACTGATTTTATTCCGCCCAGGTGTGTATTTTCGTTTTCCCATAATTGGTTACCAGTTTTCGCCTATCCAGCTGACTTTATTCTCACCTCTTCCCATACCAGAAGTAGATGCAACAGCACTTCCTATTCCACCAGCTATACTTGAAATAGCAGAACCCCATGCAGCACTAGCAGCGGCACCTGGTGATGCCATAACACCTTTAACAGGTTGTGGTCCAAAGTCATAGTCTTGTAGTACTCTAGGTAAAGTAAATTCAGGTACTAGTTGTTTATCAGGTTTAATTGGATCAGGTAATACAGCTGGTTTTAACATTTTACTTGCATAAGCTGTTAAATCAGCGGATGATTTATCTCGTATTATTTCTTCCAATACAGCTCTAGTATTTCTACCTGCACTCACTGATGAAGCATTCAACATCTCCATCTGTCTACCATAATCAGCTAGTGAAGATTGGACTCCTTTTCTAGCTGATCTACCACTAGCTCCAGTAGCTCTTAACTCGCCTTCAGCTTGAAGCATTTCTAAATAAGCTTCGTTTCTATCGAAAGATCGTTCAGCTTCTGATTCTTCAAGTGCAACAATCTCACTATCCATAGCAGCTTTAGCTGACTTTGAATTCAAGTCTGTTGTATCAGTATAGATATCTTCTGAGCGTTCAAAAGCTTTTTGGTTAGCCTCATTTTCTATATCTCTTATCTGTAAGTCGTATTGATATTTACGTTCATTAGCAGCATCTGTCCACGCTCTTTGTCGGCCTTGATTACGAGCGTCAGCCATGATACGATCTATGGTCTCCATGCGTTGTGCTTGTAATTGGCTTCTCTTAGCATCCCACATGTCTAGGTCGTATTGATACCTAGCCATCATAGCTTTATTCTGTGCTCGTGCAGCTTCAGCAGCGGCAGCAGCAGATCTACCACCTCCTATTAAACCACCAACAGTGCTTATACCAGCACCTACTACTGCTCCCCAAACCATATTTTAAGTCCTCCTATAGTGTCTTGGTGAGTAATGTCCTTCCCACATCATTGAGTTTATAGACACAGGGAATGGTGAGTCATTAAACACTCTTAATTGGAAGTTATCTGTTCTTTGATGTATTGGTATCTGTACAACTGATTGATCTTTAATAGCAATATCATTACCTAAGTATGTATCAGCCATAATTGTTGGACTTAAATTATACCATTCATCAAGATATATTAATATTTTTACATTATTTGCTGGTGCTGAACTGAATGTAATCTGATTGAGTGCAGATACAGTAAATGCTGTAGTAACAACACCATCTAAACTTACTTTAACTTGATCTGAATCTACATAAGATAGATCTTCATCTACCCAGTTATATACAGTTGTAGATCCATCACCAGTATATTCTTTCTTACCTTGTCTTATACCTGTAGACTTAAGTTTAAATCCACATACACCAGATAAGCCTAAAGCAAACTTCATTCTATTTATGGTTAAGTTTGCTGTAAAGTCAGTTATTTTTTGAGCATCATCTACTCTATAATATGTTTTAGGTAATATAATATCATAATCATATTTCCATCCAACTACTACATCAGATGATACACTTGTTAGATCTTTTCTAAGTACTTTAAAGTAAGTACTACCAGTTCTTAAGTAATCCCATCTAGCACCACCATCAGTTATATTAGCTCCTGTACCTGTAGGTCCACCTGAACTTGCAGAAGTACCTGCAGTATCACATGTATATACTTTATCACTATCATTAACAACAACATCTCCTACTGTATAAGCAGTACTTGCAGCCCAATTAGTATCAGTGGCTACTGTAGGTGTTGTAGTGAATCCAGATTCAATGAATTGTCCTGTAGCTGTTGTACCTTTAATTACTATAACAGGAGTTAATCCAGATACATTATTCCAAGGTATGTAGCATTTAGTAAAATCCTCACTTGCTCTATATGTTACATTAGGTGATTCTTTATATAAATCCATACAAGGATTAATTCTAGATCCATCATTATTAACAATAATAGCATCACTAGGACTTTGACTTAAACTAGCTTGAGATAAAGTAAATTGACTACCTTGTTTAGTAACGGTATAGAAATCATCTGAGTCAACAGCAATAGTCTGTACAGTTCCTGGTAGTTCCCAGTTAAACCAAGCTTCAACAAGTATCTCTTTACCATCATTATAAGTTCTATAGAAATATACAAATCTAGATGATTGATCTGACATTGCTATGAACTTATTTTGTGGACTAGCAATTAGTGTATCTACTGAAGCTGGAACCCATTCATTAACAACTCTACCTACATCTAATACTTTAGGGTTTTCATCTTGACCAAAGGTTTGCATACCAAAGGTACGTGTATAACTAGGTGTCTTACTTACGAAATTAATTATACCACCAGTATCTACAGGAGGTATATCTGTATCCATATCATAACTAGATATAACACGGACATTAGCTGACTTTGGTGTTAATACTCCATCAGCAGCAGACAACATAAATTGTTGTTCTTTACTGAATAGTAATAAACCCTGTGTAGTAGGTAAAACTGAGTGAATTGTAGCAGGTTTAATTGTTGATACGCCTAAATCTACTGGATCTGCATCTGTTACTGTTTGAGCTGAAGTATGATAAAAATTATAAAAGTCTTGTGATTGACTCATTGATATATTATCATCAGATAAGAAACCTAATCTATTATTATAGAAGAATCCAGCTTGAATTTTTGATCCTACAAAACTAGGATGTGAGTTAGTTGTATCATCACCTACTGATCTTGCTATCCAAGAAACTTGTCTAAATGTAAAGTTATTTAATGAAGTATTAATTAATTCATGTGGCATTGTAGATGCATCTAGACCAACTGATTTAGATGGATCTAAACCTTCACCCCAATAACCTGGACCAGATGTACCATTATCTGCTACAAATTTAGCAAAGTATGTATCATCAGCAGATGATGTGTTAACAACTTTTACAAGATGACCATGAAAAGATTGATCTGGTAATTGAGCTGCGTTATCTACTTGATCTTGGAAAACTGAAATAGAGTCTCCAGCCTGTCCACCAGTAGCACTAATAGTAATAGCAGAATTACTATCTGTTAACTGTAGAGATTCTCTATATTTAACTGTTGTTAATCCAGATATACTTAAACCATCTATAGCAGTTTTAAGTGCAGATAAAATTGAATCATAAGTACCACTAGCATTACTTGTATGAGTTACTGTATTACCATCAACAACAACAGTATATAGGTTAGTAACAGGAGAGCCACTTAATACAAGTGTAGCTTTTCTATTAGCATTGAATGTAGGGTCTGCTTGTTTTGCAACTGTAACTGCTTTATTTGTTATAATAGACGTGTCTTGTACAGTTAATATATCATAATCTTCTCTATCTGTAGAATTGATATATACTGGATTACCGCCTGGTTGAGTAATAGTACATGCAGTACCATCTACATTCCATACATGTATTCCACCAAATAAAACACCAGATGATGGTTTAGGTGTTATACATCCTATGTATTTTTCGTCTTTAGTTCTAGCTATATAGAACCATTTTGCATTATCATATGTAGTACCAGTGCCTAAATTAGCAATCCATTTAAACCCAGGTCTTTTAGTAAGTCCAAAGGTAGGGTCTGGATAACCATTAAGACATTCTTTAACTTGACCTGGAAGTTTCTTATCATCAGATTGTCTGGATACTCCACCTAGATAATTATCTATTCTTTGTGTTACTGCTGGCATTATCTTTGAAGTGCTTGATAGGGCTTGTAACTATTGTAATAGTTTGTTCTGTCGTATGGGTGTCCAAATATTGAGTATTGACCTTGACTAGTTTCATATTCTAAAGCAGTAGATCTAGCAAAAGCTTCTTGACTTTGAAGCATTTGATGTTGATTAGGATCACCTACTATTCTTTGAGAAGTTATACTAGCAGCTCTAGCTACAATAAAGTTCTGTATGGGTTCAGGTATATCTACCCAATCAAACTCCCATATAACATCACATTCTACTGTATCATGATCAGGCCATTTATATCTATGATGTATTCTATCATATAATTTACCATTTCTTCTTACAGCATCATAATCTATATTAGCTGCATTTTCAGTAAGTTTAATTTGTAATATATTATTTGGTATATCTATTTCATTACGAGCAACACCATCTACAAGATCTGTAGCAGGTGTAAATTCATAATGATTTTCTCTATTGAAGGTCCATCCTTCAGCTTGTATTTCCCTGTTTACCTGTAGCAACGTGTCGTATGCTATCGCAACGTCAGGGTTGGTAGTGTCTAACGTGGTTACAGGTGCCTGACCACAGGACGA